AATAAACCTTTGAAGGCCAACCCTCCCGGGAGCGCGATCAACCAATACTTTGAATTGGCGTATTTGAAACCCTTGCAGCCAATGCAAGATAGAGCAGCAGCGAACAACCAATATGAGGCCTGCGATAGAGGCTTTCTTCTTATCATGTCCAAAGATTCCGACGTAATCGTGATTGGAGCGGGAGCTGCCGGGCTCACGGCTTCAACCGAACTGGCCCGCGCAGGCCTCGCCGTTACGATCCTCGAAGCGCGGGAACATATTGGGGGACGCATATTCACCTTGCTTGATCCTGAGTGCCACGTTCCGGTTGAAATGGGCGCCGAATTCATTCATGGCAAGCCACCAGAAATTTGGAACTTGCTTAACCGCCGGAAGATTCGGATTAAGGAGGTAGACGGCGACAACTGGTGTGTGAAGGACGGCCAGCTAACCACCTGCGACTTCTTTTCAGAAGTTGACCGGATTCTGAAAAAAATGGATGGGAGCAAGCAAGACCAATCTTTTCTGGATTTTCTGGAAGATTGCTGCCACAAATTGAATGGCCGCCACCGGCAGGAAGAAGCGAAGAAGTGGGCGTTGGGGTATGTCTCCGGATTCAACGCTGCTGATCCATCGCTGGTCGGGGTGCACTGGTTGGTGAAGGGAATGCATGCGGAGGAGAGAATTCAGGGAGACCGCGCGTTTCGTGCTCAACACGGATACGCGGATTTGATCGACGTTTTCCAGCGGGAGCTTAGCGATTCCGGGATCCCAGTTCAGAAAGGCACCGTGGTCGAGAGTGTTCAGTGGCAGCGCGGGCGGGCTGAGGTAATCGCCCGCGGGCCACACGGTGCGATAACTTTGTCGGCTCCGAGCCTGCTCGTCACGGTGCCGCTCGGAGTGCTTCAGGCGCGAGCAGACGAGAATGGCGCGATCCAATTCAATCCTGATCTGCCCAGCGATAAGCTTGATGCCATCCGAAACGGGATGATGGGCAAAGTAATTCGCGTCTCTCTACGATTCCGCCAGCGTTTCTGGGAAGATCTTCCTCGATCCCAAAAAACAAATTCCAAGACAATGAGTGGAATGAGCTTTCTTTTCTCGCATGACGATTGGTTCCCAACCTGGTGGACCATGGCGCCCGAAAAACTGCCTTTGCTGACCGGCTGGGCCCCGTTCCAGTGCGCGGAAAGGCTGTCAGGACAAAACCCATCGTTCGTGGTCGAACGAGCTCTGCAGAGTCTGCACCGCCTGTTGGGGCCGAGTGTTCAGGAACTCGAAACGCTGCTCGATCACGCATACTGCCATGACTGGCAGAACGATCCATTCTCGCGAGGAGCATATAGCTACGGAAAAGTCGGCGGAGATGGAATGGAAGAGGCGCTGGCAAAGGCTTACGAGTTCGTAGAGAACTTCAAGAACCACTTCATCAGCCCTGCCCGACGTATGAAGGGTGACTATCCCACAGACCGTGGCGATATCGGCCGTGGTCTGCTACTGTGGGGACGTAACGGCACGAGGAAGACAACGCTTGCCGCTGCGGTAGCCACTGAGGTACAGTGGCGGTCACTGAACTACAAGATCTTCATGATCCGGTTCGATGACTACAAGAGGGCGCTGACGACCACGTTCAGCAAGGATGACAGTCCAGAGAAGGAAGAGGCCAAGAAGACGCTGCTACTGGCTGAGAAGGCCACCCTGCTTGTTCTGGACGACATTGGACAGGAGCACCGTACAGCCTCGGGATTCACAGAGAGCACGCTTCACGAGCTGATCAGGCGACGTGTGGAGGACAGCCGTCCTACCATCGTCACTACCAACGTGGAGCCTGACGACATGTACAGTGTGTATGGACCTAGTTTCGACTCCTTCCGTAAGGAAGCTTTCGAAACACTCAATCTGAGTGGTCCGGATTCACGTAAGAATTACGAGGACTAGGAGAAAAACATGGCTTTTAAGGAAAGCAACGACCTGGAAGACTTCGAAGGCAAGATTGACTGGGAGGGTGGTGTTCCCGGAGCGCTTGAGTATGGACTCAGCTCCGATGACTACAACCTGCCGGACGATGTTGCTGAGAAGTGGGAAGAAATGCGAGACATGTTCTCGGACTTCGAGACTCTCGAAGGCGAGTTCTGGGCTCTTGTCGCAGGTCACCGCAAGGACTAGACGAGCAAAAGTAGGAGACCAATGCTTTGCAGAATGGTATGGAATCCCAGTGGAAAAGACCAGGAACTGTTTGTTGACCTTCCCTCTTTTCGATATGAGGAATTCCAGGAATTGATGGGAGACGAAGAGTGGAAGGATAGTGAACTTGCTATCTGGATTCCATATTCTTTCCTGCCTCAGGACGAAAAGACTGATGGACTCTTCCGAGTCCGTTACATCCACACTCTAGAAAGGTACCCTGCATGACTGACAAGGACTTGCGAGACGCTATTGAGGGTGCACTGCGTACTGCGCAGAGTAAGCCCGTGAGTGTGCGTGTGATGGCTAACCGTATCCGTCGAGAGGTCACCAAGAATGGGTGACTACCACGAGGGTGCTCAGGATGGCTTCAAGGCAGGCTATCAGCAGGCTCTTGATGCGGTCATCGAAATGATTCGGGAGGAATTCCCTGACCCGAATCCTCTTTCCAGTATCTTCACTCCGTATATCGGTGATGGAATCATCGATAACATCGAACAAATGAAGGAGAGCTAGGCATGGAGCAAATCCTGCGAGGAATCGTGGGGTCTTGTGCCTACGGGTTGTCGACACCTGAATCCGATGTGGATATCATGGGTGTTTACTTGGAGCCTCAGGAGACTTTCCTGGGGCTTCGGCTCGTTGGGGAGAAAGACTTCACAGTACACACTACGAGTGAGCTGAGGGACCAGACCTTCCATGAGGCGGGTAAGTTCATGCGGCTGGCACTCAAGTCCAACCCTTCCATCCTGGAGCTTCTGTGGCTCCCTGACTGGGCTTACGAGCACATCTCTACGGCTGGTGAGTACTTGCTTGACTCCCGTCACTGGTTCGCCTCAGCCCCTCTTGTGAAAGCTGCCTACTTCGGGTACGCTACACAGCAGTTCAAGCTTCTCGAAAAGCGTGGGGACTTTGGTTCCGACATGAAGAAGCGTACAGAGAAACACGCCCGTCACCTGTACCGTCTCCTGATTCAGGGATTCGACCTGTACAGGACCGGTGAGCTGAGTGTGGAGCTGTCAGAAACTGATGCAGCTCGGGTACGAGAGTTCGGGCTTCGAGTAGGACAGGGAGACCTTGACTTGGCACGCGAAGAGATGGCAGTATATGAGCATCTCTTCGACAGCAGGAAGCCTCACGTCAGGTACGAACCCAACATTGAGGCAGCCAACACTCTACTACTGGAGATGAGAAGGGACTGGTCTTAGTGCCTAGGATCAGCGCTGACTTAATGAAGCAGTGGGAGCGCCAGTACAAGTACCTCTGGCGTGTCCAGCAGGAACATGATAGGCTGACATTCGATCAGCAACGCCAGTGGAACTTTCTGGCACCCATCTTCGAAGTAGGAGGAAGCAGTGACAACGATCTACCTGACAACGGGACTTCCGGCATCGGGTAAGAGTACGTGGGCCAAGGCTCTCGTGGAGGCTCGTGCAGGACAGCTCATGCGTGTCAACCTGGACGACATCAGGGAGATGCTGGGCTTCGGTCACACGGGTCCCCTGGAGTGGTCCAAGGAGCTTGAGCAGACCGCTCTGAAGGTTCAGGACCAGGCTATCCTCTCGGCTGTGAAGCTGGGCAAGGACGTTGTGGTGGACAATACTCACCTCAACAAGAACATTCCTACCCGTATCAAGAAGCTTTTCGATGGTGACGTTCAGTTCATCATCAAGGATTACACGATTGTCCCTGTGGACGAGTGCATTCGTCGTGACTTCCAGAGGGCTCTTGAGCACAAGCGCTCCGTGGGGGCAGAGGTGATCAAGAACATGGCTCGTCAGCTCCAGAAGGCTTGGAGGCTCACTGATGAGTTCATGAACGACACCGTTCTGTCTCCCCCGTTGGAGTACGACCCTGACCTTCCGTGGTGTGTTGTCATTGACACAGACGGTACGACTGCTCACCACAACCGTTCTCCGTACGACTACGCTCGTTGCCCTACGGACACGGCAGACCCCAACATCAGCAAGCTTGTCCAGATCCT